TCAGATGTGCTCCTCAGGAAAGCAAAACCGCGCCACCAAGCGGCGCTGCCAGGGGGCCGTCAGGGCACTTTCCACCACCCCGTGACCGTAATAGGCGTGAATAAACCCCGGCCCAAAACTGGCGCCAGAAGGAGAGCCAGTATTGGCGCGGGCCAGACCCGGCGGGTTCAGCCGGGACTGTACGCCGAGATGTTTTGCCACCGCCCCTGCCCGCATGCGAAACAGCAGCACATCCCCCAGCGCCGCCTGCGCCAGAGGTTTTGCCACAAGATGGGCCAGCGCCGCTTGCCACAGCCGCTCCTCGCCCTGCGGTTCCGACCAATCCATCGAATAGGGCGGCGGTGTTTCCGGCTCGGCGGCAAAAAGTCCGCGCCAAATCCCCCGGATCAACCCCAGACAGTCGCAGCCGGACCCACGGCAGCTGGCCTGGTGCAAATAGGGCGTTCCCATCCAGCGCCGGGCCTCTGCCACTGCTTGCAGGTTATCCCCTGCATCAGAGCTTCCTTGTCCCGTCATCTGCGGCTGCCCCCGGTTGTTCTACCTGTGGATTTTGGCACCGCCATCACCCAGTCTTCGCCGGGGATATCCGGGAAGCCCTGATAGTTGATCAGATTGTTGAACTTCAAACGACAGCTCTGCATGGATTTGTCACATCCCGGCACCAGCCGCAGCTGATCCCCAGCCCGCAGCCCGCCGCGCAGGACCTCCCAAAGTGTAATCCGCCGCATGCCTTCCAGCTGTTGATCCCGTTTGATACTACCCCAAAGCCCCGTGGCTGCGCCGCTGAGCACCGTCAAGCGCCCACCTGCAAACCAGCCTGGCTCAAAGCCATCCAGGCCAAGCCATTCAAAACTGCCGTCTTCGTTTAGCGTCTCAACCTGGCCCTCATAGGCATAGCCCGGTGTCGCGAGATTAAAGCGGCAGTGACTATCGCCCAAAACCGCCGTGCAGGGGTGCTGAAAGATCCGCCCCAATGGCTGGTTCAGCGCCTCGGTGAGGCCGCGCAGTTCCGCCTCAAAAGCGCCGCCCGCCCGGTGCAGCTCGCCGATGGAGCCGCTAAATTGCAGCCAGTGATCTGCGGTGTTTTGCCAGTTGACCAGCCAACACTTCAGGTCGGCTCCGTCAAAGCGCCCAGCCATAATATCGGCTTCCCGCAGAGCCACGTCACTCAGCGCCCCCTGGGCGGAGGAATTGTCAATCGACAGGCCGGTGCTCTGCACCAAAGCGCGCGCACTGAGCCCGGTTCCAGCGGTGAAATGCCAATCCTCAAACGCCAGATCCAGGTCGTGATCGGTAAAACCAAACCGGGTTCCGTCCTTGCGGGTCAGCCCCCAGCACCGTGCCAGAGTGGTGATGCCGCTCTGGGCATGGGCCCATACACCTTCCGCTGCTGTCGCCATCAGACCCGCACCTCCACCACTGGCACATTGGGCACATCCCCCGCCTGAAAGGAGGCAACACTGGTCAGGATCCTATCGGTGTCAAAACGCACCGGCACGTCAAATTCACAGCCCGCAACGATTTCAACCCCCTGTTCCGGGGGATAGCTCAGACGGATCAGGCCGGTGGTGGAATCCAGCGTGAAATCAACGTCTTCCTTCAGCTCTTCCTGCCCCAGCCCCAGGCGCACGGTGCCCGCAACAGGTTTGGCGATGGGGCGCTGGTAGATGCTGTCGCCAGAGCGGTAATTCTTGATCAATTGAAAATCGCTGCGGGCGCCATCCCCGAGCCCAATAACCTGATCGCGAAAATCCACCTCCGCCGAGGCACGGGCCGATTTGTAATCGGACCAGTCTTTCCAGCGAAAGCCGTAAATCTCCCCCTGGCGGGCTTCAAAAAATGCAATCAGCGCTTCGATATCATCCAGTGAGCGCAGCCCCAGCCCGGCATCATAGCGCCGTCGGGAATGGGCCCAGGGGGTGTTGCGCTCCTCAAACCCATTGGCCAGCGTCACCACATCACTGCGCCGCTCCGGCCCACCAACCGAGCCAAAGCTCAATGAGGCGGGAAATCTGATTTCGTGAAAACTCATGGGGTGCCCTCCTAACGGTTGCGATTGCCACGGCTCAGAGCGCGCGACAGCTGGGCGGCGATCTGGCCGCGACTGCGCGCAAAGCCCTGCACATCGGGGGTGCTGACATTCATCACCACGGTGGTGCCGCCGCCCTGTGAGCGCACGCCGAGGCTGCCATCGGTGCCGCGGCTCAGCGGCAGGATGGCTTCGGGGCCGGCCTCTCCCATCAGCCCGGTGCCGCCGCGCATGGGAAAACTGGTGGGAGCGCTGACGATGCCGCCGCGCGCAAAGGGCACCACCCGGCCCTGTGAAAATGCCGCGCCATCGGCAAAGGGCAAGAGCCCGCCAATGAGATCGCCAACCCCGGTGGAAATCAGCCCGCCAACGTGATCGGTGATCGGCCGCAGGGCGGCATTATAGGTGGTTTTGACCAGCGTGCGCGCCAGACCATCCAGGGCCGAGGACAGGCTGTCTCCATCAAAAACCACCTGTTCAAAGGACCGCCGCAGCCCGCGCGACAACCCGCGTTCCAGGGTTTCGACATCCTTTCCAGTGGCTTCAAAAGCATCACGCACCCGGCGCAGCTCTGCTTCAAAGCTGGCGGCCATCCCGGCAGCATCGCCCAGCGTATCGCCAAGTGCTCCGCTTTGGAGGTCCAACGCGGCAATGTCACGACTGTCAGCCATGGTGCGATCCTTTGTACTATCCGCCGTCAGCGTCTCACGACGCCAAAGCGGGGAAATTGAAACTTACTCAGAGTGTTCACTCTGCTGGGGAGGAAGGTCCGGCTGATCAGGAAAACGCTGCATCAGCGCCTGCAGCCCACTTCGGGTCAGGCTTGGGGCCTGCACCGCAGGGCCCAGCAACAGCTGCAATTCCAGCGGGGTGAGTTCCCAGAACTCTGCCGGCCGCAGCCGCAGCCCGCCCAGACCAGCCCGCATCAGGCCAGGCCAATCCAACCCCGGCCCATCCAAACCGGTCATAACGCGGCCTCCTGGCCCTGTGCCTCCGTCGGGAGTGAAAAGCTGCGGGCCAAAAGTTGCGCCGCCACCCTTGCCGCTTCTACAGCGCCGCCGGCGATCTCGGCCCCGGCCAAATCCAAACTGTCCAGATCATGGCCGCCGCCCTCCAGACCGGCCGTCAGCAGCGCCAGAATATCAGCTGCCGAAAATCGTCCCGTTTCAAAGCGCTGTACCAGCGCCACAAGCGATCCCTCCTGCAGCTGCTGCTCCAGCCGCGCCAATGCGCCGAGGGTGAGACGCAGCACATGGGGGCTGTCATTGATGACCAGCGTCACCTCACCGCGCCAGGGATTTTCAGGCTGTTGTTGCATGGCTCACGCCGCCGTAAAGCTGAGCGCGCCAGCGCTGGCCAGGGAGAGCTCATAGGTGGCTTCGCCATTATGGCTGCCCACATAGTCCAGTGCCGTCACCTGAAACGGCCCCTCAACGGTGCCAAAGTCCGGCACCACCACTTGGCAATCCGGCGTCACCCCGTCAAAGAACAGCTGGCGTGCCCGCTCATCCGTCGTTTCATCGCGAAACACCCCCGACCCCGAGATTGAGGCAGAGCGCACCCCAGCCCCCGCCAGCAGCTCGCGCCAGCCACCCTGGCTTTCGAGACTGGTGACATCGACAGTTTCAGCATTAAAGCTGATCCGCGTGGCCCGCAGCCCCGCCAGTGTTTCAAACTGACCATCACCGGTCATATCCACCTTGATCAACAGATCCTTGCCATTTTGGGTAGCCATGACAGCGCCCCCTTTCTAACTGAGTAAGTGTGTATGGATTGGTGTTTGTATGCAAAAACTGAAGCTTAGACCTCAGTCATCTTCCACCCGCGCGGCAAAAAGCAGGGTAATGCTGCGACCGCCGTCTTTCAGGCGCTGGGCGCTGGCGCGTTCGAACCAGATCCCCACCAGACGCCCCCGGCTGAGGGTTAGCGGCGCATCGACCAGCGCATCACAGATTGCGGCGGCGGCCTCTTTGGCAACGATAAAGCCCGCGCTGCTGGTGAAAACACTGATGGTAAAACGATGCCGGGCGCCCGGACCGCTGGCGTCTGATCGGTCCAGCACCTCTTCAGAGCCCAGAACCGCGTAGATCTGCGGCAGGCTGCCCGTTGGCATGGCGTCAAACAGATCAGAGCCCAGGGCCGCCGTCACCCCGGCATCTGCCGTCAGGTGCTTAAACACCGACTGCTGCAAAGCACTGGCCAGCGCATAGGTCATGGCGCCACCTCCTCGATACACTGACACTCCAAGTAACGCCCGCCCGGGTCTGCCTCGCTGACCGCCTCGATACGGAACAGGCGCTGGCCCTGGCGAAACCGCTGCCCAGGGCGCGGACGCGACAGGCTGCCCTGAGGTGTGGCGCGCAGGGTGATCTTGTAGCGCTGCAGCGACAGGCTGCCGCCCTCTTGCCCGGCGGTACGCCCTGTTTGAGCGCTCAGCCCGGCCCAGACCACACCCAGCGGCGCCCAGCTTTCGCTATAGCCCCCGGCCCCATCGCTGAGCCGCTGTGGGTCTTCTAATACCAGCCGTCGGCGCAGCTGCGGTGCGCGGCTCTGGGTCATGATGCCCTCCCTGCGGAGATCCGCAATTGGCGGTAACGATCTATCAGGCTGACAACGCCAAAGGGCATGCAACCGCCATGGAGAGCAGTGTCATCGCGGTATTCGTAATAATGCGCCGCCAGCATCAAAACTGCCTGGGCCAAATCATGGGGCAGGTCCTGCCAGCTGGCGCCCATTCCTGCGCTCAGCGTGATCTCAAGCCGGGCGCCACTTTCCAGACGGGGCAGCGATCCTGCGCGGGGGTGCAGGCGGGGCTGCTGGCTGTCGGGTTCGACCCAGAAGGTCTCTGTGGCCAGGGTTGAGGGATCGCCCTCAGCATCAAACAGGGTTGCCGAGGTCAGAGCCACAACCGGGGCCAGCGGCAGCGCAGCCCAATCCTGCCGCCGCCAACCGGTAATCACCCAAAGGAAACCGCGCTGCAAAAGCGCCTTGCCGGTCCGGTTTTCAATCGCCGCCAGAGAGGCCCGCAAAAACCCGGTCAATACACTGTCCTGCAGGTCATCTTCGCCAAAGCCGGTGCCCAGTCGCAGGTGGGCCTTAAAGGCCTCCAGCGGCAGGGCCGTATCCGGCACCGGTGTCACTTCGCTCAACATCATCATCAACTCCGCGGGCTCAGGTCCCCAAGATGTCCCAATCTGGTTCAGCGGGCACGCAAGGCTCTCTGCCGCTCGGACGGAGGGGGAGCAGCTAGACGACAGAAAACCAGAAAATGCGTACCCGCCAGGGAACCGGGCTGCCGGTTCCCCATTCAGCCAAAGCAGTTAGCTGAGGCCGAATTTCAGCAGTTTGATTGCAGCAAAATCGCTGACATCACCGCCCACCCGTTTGGTGGCGTAAAACAGCACATGGGGTTTGGCGCTAAAGGGGTCGCGCAGTACCCGCAGATCGGGGCGTTCCGCAATGGTATAACCGGCGGCAAAGTCACCAAAGGCCAGCGACAGGCTGTCCGTGCTGGCATCTGGCATGTCCTCGGCAATCAATACCGGATACCCCAGCAGGCGCGCGGGCTCACCGGCGGCCAGACCGTCAGACCACAGGAAGCGGCCATCGGCGTCTTTCAGTTTGCGCACCAGGCCCGCGGTTTTGGAGTTCATCACAAAGCTGGCGTTGGCGCGATACTGCGCCCCCAGGGCGTAGACCAGATCAATGATGGCGTCACCGTCGCCAATGCCGCCATCTTCCCCAGAGGCGATATAGCCAAGGCTGCCCCAGCTCCAGCTGCCATTTTCCACCGTTGGATGGGTCAGAATACCTGTTGGCTTGTCGATACCATCGCCGGTCAGAAAGGCTGCGGCTTCGGCGCGTGAAAACTTGTCGGCGATCCGCCCGGCCAGCCAACCTTCGATGTCAAAGGCGCTATCATCCAACAGCCGCTGCGAGGCCTTGGGCAGCGCGCTCAGCTCATGCAGGGCAATGGTGATCCGGTCGATCACCGGCGTGCCGCTTTCCACGGTTGGATCGGTCTCGGTGGCCCAGCCCGCCCCGGTGTCGCTGTGATCAATCAGCACATCAAACGAGGTGGCCTCCACGCTCACCACCGTGGCCACAGCCCGGATCGACGCGGTGGATTGCAGCACAGATTTCACCGTCTCCGAGGTCTGCGGATCCACCAGGTAGCCGCCATCACTGTTGACAGTGGTCGACAGGGCCTTGCTTTCGGGCATCAGGCCGCGAAGCGCGCTATCGTCGCCGGTCCGGAGATAGCCGCAAAAGGCTTTCTGGTGGGGGGCTTGCTCGGCGCTTGCGGCTGCAAGATGCGGGCGCACAGCCCGGTTTGTCTTTCGATCCAGCATGGTCATTCGCTCTTCCGTCTGTTTGAATTTCACTTTCACAACGTCCTGAAACCCTTTGAACTCCCGCAGAAACCCTGACATCGCCTGGGTGACTTCCTGGGTCAAAGGAACTGCCTGGTTGGCCAAGTCCGGGGTATCCCTCTTCGTCATTGTTTTTGTCCTGTTCTGTTCAAGGTTGGGGAAAGAGTCATACGGCTCAGGTCGCGGCTGGCACGGCGCAGATCAGCCGCCAGTTGCCGCAGCTTGCGCTCTTCGGCATCAGATTTTTGGCCCATCACCCGCGCGGTTGGCAGCATCGGAAAGGTCACCAAAGAGACCTCCCAAAGCTCAACCTCGGTGAGCACGCGCCCGCCGTCCTCGCCCCTGCGCGCGCGCTTGGTGCGGTAGCCAATCGACAAGCCCTCAATGGCGCCTGCGGCAATCAGGGCTGCCGCTTCGGCCCCCCGAGCGATTTCCGTCAGCAGGCGGCCCTTGACCCAAAGCCCGCGATTGTCTTCGCGCAGCTCTTCCCAGACCCCAATCGGCTGGGCCGGATCGTGCTGCCACAACATCTTTACCCGACAGCCTGAGGCATGGAGGCGCTGCAGCGAGGCCCCATAGGCCCCCGGTGCGACCCGGTCTCCGCCCTGATCGGCCTCGCCAAACAGGCTGGCATAGCCCTGGATCACACTGTCATCCTGAACCGTCAGCATCTCCCCAAAGCGAGAAAACTTATGTTCAAACCCTGCTTCAATACCCATTGAAGAACCTCACATAACAGATTGAAACCACGTCAATTCATCGCCAAAAAAGACTGAAAGACCCGTGTCAGTATCACAGCGGCCACGCCATAGAGTGTCAGCCAGAGGCGCCGCTCCAGCCGCTCCAACAGTTGCTCCAGCTGCTGTTGTCGCCGTTCAACTGCCTGCAATTGAATCTCGATGACCTTTTCATGTGCCGACAGCCTCAGCCCCGGCGCACAGTCAAATGGCGGCATTGGGTACTCAGCCATCCAACTCACCCTCGGGCAATGGCGGCAGGCCAAGCAATCTTCGCTTCTCGGTCTGGCTGAGGAAATCCGCAGCTGCGACCCGCTGCCATTGCCGCTCGCGCTCTTCTGACAAAGCTGAAACCTGATCAAGATCCGGCTTCAACTCGATGATTTCGTTGCCATAGCCAGAGATCCACTCTGACAGCCCCGCCGCGATCCGGGTCACCAGAGGCACCACTGTCAGGCGGTAAAAGGCCCGGTTTGCCTCTTGGTAATTGGAATAGGCCGTGTCTCCTGGCAGGCCCAACAGCATCGGCGGCACCCCAAAGGCCAGGGCAATCTCCCGCGCGGCAGCCTCTTTGGTCTTTTGAAACTCCATGTCCGAGGGCGAAAACCCCATGGGTTTCCAGTCCAACCCGCCCTCCAGCACCATGGGTCGCCCGGCATTGCGCGCACCCTGAAAATTGGCCTCCACCTCTTCACTGAGGCGGCGAAACTGGTCGTCTGACAGGCTGCCCTGGCCATCGGTCCCGGCCCAAACCAGCGCGCCTGACGGGCGAGCTGCATTGTCCAACAGCCCCTTTGACCAGTGCGAAGCTGCCGAATGCACATCCAACGACAGCGCTGCCGCCTGCAGCGGTGCCAGCCCGTAGTGATCATCCTGCGGGTGGAAGTTTTTCAGATGCAGCACCGCAGCGCACCCGTCTTCGCAGGCAAAGCGGTGTTTGCGCCCCCCCACAGTATAGTCATAGGCCTGGGGCCAGCCGTCAGGGCCGGGTACAATTGTCATGCGATCAGGGCGCAGCAGATGCAGCTCCGCAGGCCAGCCTTCTGTCGCGCTCACCGCCTCGACATAGGCGTTTCCCGACAGCATCAGATGGCCAAACAGGCTCTCGAAAAAGTCCTGCCGCGTCTGCGCCGCGTTCGGGCGGCTGATAAGCGTCAGCAGCGGATGGCTTTCATAGCGCTGCGCCGCGTCCTGAACCACCAGCGGCAGGGCTGCTGCCGCCTCGATCACCATACGAACAGCGCGAAACCCAACCGGATTTCCCAGATAGCCAAGCCGCGTCAAAGAGCTTGTATCGCGGGCAGCCAGCGAGAAGGCGCCGCTGCCCTGCCAGGCAATGCCACGCGCCGCAGCGCTGGCCTTGGTCTGGTTCACCATGGCCGGTGAGGCCAGGGGCTCGCTGGACTGTTTCTTGCGCCAGGGTAGGTCAAACCTCATGGGCGGCTCCTTTGATCCATCATCCGGGCATCGTGCCCTTTGCTGGAGAAAAGATATGACCTGTTGACCTGAACATTCCCCAAGGCAACCGTTCCGCACAGAGGAAACAAAGGGCCTAACACTTAGTATTAACTACACAAATACAGATGGTGAGGTGTTGCATTCCCCGTTTGAGCGTCAGACCATTCGGGCGCGTGGCAGGCGCTTTTGGCTGGCGGGATCCAAAATCAGCTGATGAATGGCCCAGACCAGCGCATCGACCCGGTCAGGTGAGCCCTGCCCCTGAAACCCTTGCGCAGCCATTTGGCACATCTGCTCTTCCAGTTCGGCCAGCCCTGGCAGATGGTGCACCCGACGTTGTTCATAGAGTGCGGCGACGGGCTCGGCGCGCACCACCTTGCCGCGGCTGGCATGAACCGCCTGAAAGCCGATCAGCGGATCAATTTGCCGCAGCAGGTTTTCAACCAGCGCGCCGCCCTGGTTGACCTCCGCCACCACCCGATCAGCGCCGAACTCCTGATGGGCGGCAATCACCGCTTTGGCCCAGGTCAGCGGCCCCACCCCCTGCACCGTTCGATCCGCCAGAACATAGGCCTGCCAGTTTTGCACCGGTCCCTGCAGGCAGGCGCCGGCGACAATGATCCCGCAGGCATCCGACGCCTTGCCCGAGCTCACAGCCGGATCCACCGCCACCACGATGCGATCCAGCACCGGCGCCGCAGCCACCTGTAGCTCAGCCAGCTGAGCCGCCCGCCAGATGGCGCCCTCGACATCACTCAGCAGCACGCCGTCCAGTTCCTGCCGTCCCAGACGCGAGCCTGCATAGCGGGCGCGCACTTCAGTCAGGAAAGAGCCGGCAAGATTGGCGCGGTTGGCCTCTGTTGCGGCGTGGCTTTGCACCGTAGAGGGCGTTTGCAGCAGTTGACGCAGCACCGCCACGTTGCGCGGTGTTGTGGTGACACAAACCCGTGGGTCCTCTCCCAGTCGCAAGGAAAACTGCAACATGTCCCAGGCCTCGCGCGCGCGGCGCCATTTGGCCAGTTCATCCGCCCAGGCAGTATCAAACTGCGGCCCCCGCAGCGCTTCGGGGTCGTGGGCAGAAAACGCCTGGGCCATGGCGCCATTGGCCCAGATCAGCTTACGTTCCCCTGATTTCCACTGGGGCCTGCGATCCGGCGGCGTGCAGGCCAGGATGCCACTGTCCCCCTGGATCATCACATCCCGGACCTGATCGTAGGTTTCGCCAATCAGCGCCAAGCGGCGGGCGCGACCGGGCGCCAGGGGCGTGGGGCCTTCGACCTGGTTGCGGATCCATTCCGCCCCGGCGCGGGTCTTGCCTGCGCCGCGCCCCCCCAAGATAACCCAGCTCCGCCAGTCTCCCGTGGGCGCCAGCTGGTGCGGATGGGCCCAGACTTCAAACAGATAGGGCAAGCAGCGGGTGGCATTGTCACTCATCTCCTGCATCAGGGTTTCCCGAACCATGGGCGCGGCGCAGGCGATCCAGGCGGCAGCTGATTTCAGCCCGGGCTGCGGCAAGATCAAGCCCCTGTTGATCACAGGTCTCTTGGGGGTTTTGCTCGACAAGGGTCTTCTCCACTTTCTGGCAATCTCTGATAAGCCCCTCAAGTTTTGCGATCCGGGGAAGCGCGGCGTCCAAGGCCTCCTCCTCCGAAGAGGCAAGCCGCTCCTGGAGGTCTTCGGCCTCCTGACGCAGGCGCAGGATCGAACGCTGAAGCGACTGAAACAGATCCTGCGTGGTTTGAGTTTTTGGGGGTTGCTCTGTCTGTGACAT